TATCAATGCAGCTCTTGCTGGTAGAGTAAAGTATGAAGATTATAGAAAAGAACAACATCCATACACTGCTTGCCCTGCACAAGAACATGGTTGGATATGGAAAATTCCTACAAGATCTAGAATAGGTACAGGATATTGTTTCAATAGAGATGTCAATGATCCAGATGAAGTAAGACAAGCGTTCTCCGATCACTGGAATGGTAGAATCAAACCAGATGAAATGAGATTACTCGATTGGAAACCACAGTATGTTAATAAATTCTGGGTGGGTAATGTAGTTCCCATTGGACTGTCTGCTGGATTCATTGAACCACTGGAAAGTACAGGACTAGCATTGATGATTAGAGGTGTGGAATATCTAGAAGAATCTCTTTATGGTGGATACTTTGAAACTAAAGTAGAGGCACCTTTCTATGATGCTAAGATGAAATGTAGTTATGAAAGTGCAGTGGATTATGTTAATATGCACTATTCTTACTGCCGTAGAAAGGGTAAATTCTGGGATTATGTAAGATCTAAATACAAGAAATCGTCAATGCAAGAAATGTTTGAGGGATATATTCAAGATCCCAATATAAGAACTCCTCAAACTGGAAAGGTGGGTTCATTCTTTGATGGCACTAACTGGCAAGTATGGTTACTACAGTTAATGACGGACAAGATTAATCCTAAAGAGTATTGGAAAAAGGACTCAAGTGTGATTCCAAGATTTCATAATTTTGTGAACAACGATTTGCGTGAGAATCAAGCAAACTCTGTTATCCAGAGTCAATATATTTCACATTTAGATACACTAGAATGAACAGAATAGTATGGTGCAATGGCACGTTTGACATTTTACACCCAGGCCACATTGAATTATTCAAAGTTGGCAAATCTCTAGGAGATAAACTTATTGTAGCAACAGACACGGATGAAAAGATACGTCAAGATAAGGGTGAAACTAAGCCCGTCAATAATCTTTGTGACAGAATTTCGATGTTACAAGCAATAAAATACATTGATGAAGTATTTTATTTTAATGACCGAAAAGAATTGGAAGGGTTGATAGAATTATACTCTCCTGATATACTATTGCTGGGTGATGATTGGAGAGGTGGTGACGTAGTTGGTATACAATATGCCAAAGAAGTAAGGTTTCTACCTCGCCTAAATTATTCAACAACTAATATTATTAGTAAGATCCGTGGAACAGTTTAATGTAATTGTTATTGGTGATAAGTGTACTGATAAGTACATCTATGGGGAATGTAGTAGATTAAGTCCAGAACAACCTGTACCTGTCTTAGATAAGAAAAAGGTTGAAGAAAAGCCTGGTATGGCAGGCAATACTGAATTGAATCTCAAGGCATTTGGTATTAACACCGTTCTACTTTCCCAAAGAGAAGAAATTACAAAGACTAGATTCGTTGATACCAATAGTGGATATCAATTAATGCGTTTGGATGAAACTCCCAAGTGTGGTAGAATTGCAAATGCAGAATTGAAAATGGCATTTATGCACATGAATCCACATGCTGTAGTCATTTCAGATTATGACAAAGGATATCTCACAGAAAGTGATCTGTGGTCTATATGTCATAATGTCAACAGACCAGTATTTGTTGATACTAAAAAACGTAAACTATTCCAAAAAGATAATGTATTCTGGAAGATAAACAAAAAGGAATATGATCTTTTGGATGAGAGTCACATGCCTGATGAGAAAAATCTTATTGTTACTTTAGGATCAGAGGGTGTGATGTGGAGAGGATTAGTTTTTAAACCAGAAGTAGTCAAAGTATTTGACGTTTGTGGTGCTGGAGATACCTTCCTCTCAGCTTTAGTCTACGAATTTTTAAGGACTAACAATATGCAGAAGTCTATTGAATTAGCAAACAAGGCTGCTGCAATCTCAGTAACTCATCCTGGCGCTTATTACTTGACTAGGAGTGATATTGATTCACTATATGGAGAAGAAAATGGAGAAGTTAAAGATCAGCAAATCGGATCTAATGCACCACAGGTTGCAAGCGTGGTTGCGTGATAATACATGCCAAGATATTGAATACTTGGGAGAACAGGAAGACCACAATGGTGAAATGAAACATCTATATCGTATTGGCGAACATAAAGTATTTCACGATCAAGTTGAAGAATTGGAAATGGTCGAAGTAGATGAAGACGAAGATTGAATATATTTTCAGAGTAGATGGATCTGATATTTTTTATACGCCAGAAACAAATGGTGGTGGAGATTACTTCTTTCCAGAATACCTAAACTTAGTCATGGAAAACTATGGCAGAGTTCATCATCTCATGGAATGGTGTAGTGGACCTGGATTCATAGGTTATGGAATGATGGCAACTAATCTTTGTGATCATCTTACTCTATTAGATAAATTTGAACCAGCAGTAGAGGTAGCAAAAAAAACTGCTGAGAATTCATTCATAAAGACTATAGATCTTGTAGATACTGAGAAGGTATATCATCGTAGAGTTTTTCCTCGTACAACAATATATCATTCAGATACTTGTTCAGTGTTATCCGATTATAAACTGGATCTGGTTGTAGGTAATCCTCCCCATTTTGAGTGTAAGGAAGATGCAATCAAAGCTCTTAGTAAGTTAGGTGGTACACCTTTATTCAACAATCACCTGTCAGAAATTTTGTTAGATCCAAATTGGGATGCTCACAGAGATATGTTTAGAGAAGTATCGACAAGACTCTCAGATGATGGTACAATATGTTTGCAACTTCACTCAGGTGGATCTAGTGCTGATACATTTAGGTCAATGGTCGAGGAAGCTGGCATGAGAATTACTGGAACCTTCAATAGTGTTCAGTATGATGATATCTATTACATGGAGGTTAAGAAATGAGGTACTGCGTTGATATTGATAATACTATCTGCACACCCACAGTAGGTAGAGATTACTCCAAGGCAGAACCATGGCCAGCTCGTATTGACATCATAAATAAATTATATGATGATGGTCATAACATTACCTACTTTACTGCTAGAGGTATGGGTAGATTTGGTGATGATCCAGATGCAAGTGTAAAAGCATCTGCTTTATTGTTTGACCTCACAGAACAACAACTTAAAGATTGGGGATGTAAATATCATACTCTAATTTTAGGTAAACCACATGCAGATTATTTTATCGATGACAAGGGGGTGAACGCAAATGAGTTCTTTGAACGCTTCTAGAAGACCTCGTAATGCCCGTGCAGCAGAACCAGTAAAATATGTACCTAAAGGTTGGGGATATGAAAAGTGGATCGCCAACTGTGAAAAGTATTGTGGTAAGTTATTGTTTATTGCCAAAGATAAACAGTGTTCATGGCACTATCATAAACTAAAAGACGAAGTATTTTTTGTACAGAGTGGTAAGATAAAATTATATCACGGATGGGATGATGATATTGAAAAGGCAGAAATAACTATCCTTAGAAGAGGAGACAAGTTTCATGTGCCTATTGGACTGAAACATCGTATGTTTGCACTAGAAGATACAGAACTTTTTGAGTTCAGTACAGAACATATGGATTCAGATTCTCATAGAATTATGCCTGGCGATCTTCTATGATTGAAAAAATTACTGATATGATATATGTTGAAAGAGATGTTCTTTCACAAGATCAGTGTGATGAGATGATAAAATATTTTTGGGATAATCCACAATTACACGATGATGGCAAGGTAGAACATTTTAAGGATGGTGAATATCAAGGTAAGTTAGTAAACAAGGAACATAAAAATTGTATTCAATTTCAGTTTGAACCTCATCATAAGTATGCAAACTTGATGACACAAGTTATTCAAGACGCATATTTGAATTACAGATATCAACTACCAGTTCTACCAGCATCAGACCTTGCAATATTAGATTACACCATTAGGTGTTATGAAAAAGGTAAAGGTATATTTAAAACACATGTTGATCAAGCAGAGGGTGGAACTATATCCAGACTATTTGCTTGTATCATATATTTGAATGATGTAGATGAAGGAGGAGAAACATTCTTTCCTGATTGGAATATTGCTTGTAAATGTGAAAGAGGAAAGATACTTTTATTCCCATGTAATTGGATATTCCCACATGGATCTAACCCCAACATATCTCACCACAAGTATATACTAACTGCTTTTATAAATCTAAACTATGAAATGCCCATGTATGATGAAACAGTAGTATAATCATGTTGATACCATGAGTTATCTGCACAGGTATATTCTTGATACTTACCTTCTAGATGTTTGGGGAAGGGGATTACTTCAATCTCCGCCCCTTCTTTTTTGGCAATCAATTCCGCAACCTCTTGGAAAGAGATAGGATTGCCAGTCCCAACATCGTAGATGCCACTCCCTGCCGTATTATCTAGGACAACATCTACTACATCATCCACACATACAAAATCTCTAAAGGCATATTCAGAGTCTTCAAAGATTTTAATTACCTTGGTTTCTCTAGCTTGTTTAGTAAACTTACTAATTGGACTTGCTTGATCTCCTTTATGTTCCTCACCATCTCCATATACATTGAAGTATCTGAATCCCTGCACTTGTTCAAACTCATCCATGTGATCTAGAACCCAGTAATCTACAGTTGCTTTTGATAGTGCATAGAAGTTTAGTGGATTGATAGTTCCTTTCAGATATCCATACTCACTATGAATCTTACCATACACAGATGCAGATGAGGCATATTTGACTGGGATAGAATATTCTATTGCTTTCTCAAACAGTGCAATAGAGAACTCTACATTATACTTGTGAATTTTATTTACATCTGTTTCTGTTGTACTGGATATGGCTCCCTGATGTAGAATCATCTCTACCTCATCCCACTTATCATATTGATTTAAAAAATCAAAAGCACCATCTTTTTCAACTCTATATAAATTTTCTGGATCGATTTTCTTTTCAAATGCTTGACCTATAAAACCTTGATAACCTGTAAGAATAATCATGTTAGATAAAATACTTGTATTAATCTGTGTAAGTCTTCTTCAAACCAACCCTCCTCATCAACTGCCATGTGGAGAATATTTGAAGGGTACATAATGAACCTATTATACTTCATTTCTGCAAGATGCACAAGTTCAAACCCATTTTTATCTATACCTGATTGATCTGGTTCAACTTGAAGTCCTTTGTAGGTATAAAACCCAGTGCCACCCTTACATTCTTTACCTTTGTTTAGGTAAATTACTCCAGACCATCCCCTATCATGTATCCCTCCATCTATATGTGGGATGTCAGATCTGTCTTTAGATTGAGAAGTTCTTATAGAAAATGTTGAATCTGCTTTGAGAGACTCTATATCCTGTACACCGAAAACTTGTTCACATATTGGTGTCCATACATCAACAAATCCCTCCATATCTATTGCCATATCTGTCTCATCAGAAGGAAATCTGAGAGCAAGATTCCTTACCTTATCTGGATTTTGATAGAAATTATCAATGTAAACGATAGGAAACTCTTCCCAACCTATCAACTCTACCCTGACATCCACTGGTTCAGTGATGGCAAAGGTTTTTGATTCATCTATAAAATACTTTTTCACTTAACTAAATACTTCGGAGAACTTATGAATAGAGGGAATGGCAAAACCCAATAGTAAAGATGGATTGAAAGAATATGCTCT